AACAGCCTCGTCCCAAGGGATCACCTCAACCGCAGGCAGCAACATCGCCTTGTCGGCCGCTTCCCACATCCCCTGTAGCAGCCCGCCTTCGCCAACCTCCGTCAGCACATCCGCGCACAGCATGAGACGGCCGTCCGTCAGCACGCGAGGCATCGGCACGCAGTTGGTGGTGCCATGCTCTGCGTGGAGTTCCGCGAGCCGCTGGGCCAACTGCGGAGTGAAGACCAGCGCCAGTTGCTTGGCGTCCTCGTAGGAGATCGGGATGGCGATGTCTGCGAGGGTCATGCGCGGCCCAGTGAAGACTGAAGAGTTGTCATGGCGGTATTGAACGACGCAACCTGTGCGGCCGTCATGCCAAGCCCGACGCTGTAGGCGCGGAGCCGTTGGCCGGAGTATCCGAAGAAGTTAGTGCCATCCCAGCGGACAAACACAGTCATCGCCGTAGTTGGCAGCGCCGACGATGAAACCGGAGATGTGAGTTCTGCTCTTTGCGTACTTCCGTTGTATAAGCGCAGGCTTGAAACTGATGTCCGAGACGAAACCCAAAGTCCGCCCGGAACAGTCGCGCTGTTGGTGCCTGCGAGCGTGTCGCGAACGAAGTTCGTTCCCGACTGGCCGAGATATGAGTCAATCGCCGTAATCGGCACTGTGTTCGCAAACGCGACTATCCAAAACCTCTCATTTGCAGAGGAGTTTGTTATAGAAACGGGCTGGTAGTTGCTGTTTGCGGGTTGCGTATACGTCGGCCATACCGCAGACATATGCACGCTGTCCGTCGTCAGGCCCGCAGTGTTTGCGTTGAACCCTGTATTGAGGTACTTCGATGAGGCGTTGCCCAGCAGTCCGTTATCCTCCGCATAGTCCCCGCTAACAAACGGCCCATTGTTCGTATCGGTGCTGCTCCCATACTGCGCCCCGCCCAGCGACGGCCCGCGATACAGAGGCACAAGGCACGCGGCCAAGCCGGTGCCGCAGAACAGATTCAGCCGATAGAACCGATCCCTCAAGCCCGCCGCGTCGATGGCGTTGCAGAACGTATTGACAGCCGTCGCCGTAGTGGACGAGACGGTGCCGCCGTTGGCGTAGACGCGGTTCACCCAATCCTGTGCGTCGGCGTTGCTGACCTGCGGGGCGAGGACGATCCCCCACTTGGATGCGAGGTAGCGATGAATCGACTGCCGCTGCGCCGCTGACAGGCTGGCCCGGTAGACGATCAGTTCGGCTACGTCGCCCTGAAGCGGCCCGCCTCCCTGCGTTGCTGGATTCCATGCGCCGATGGCAGTTGTAGTGCCGCCAGTGGAAATAGCGCCAGCGCCTGCATCAGCGTCCACAAGAGCGCCCTGCACATACAGCGCCGTGTCCCGGTTTGTCACCGTTCCGGTAATGATGGCGCAAGACCCTACGCCGACGAGCGAGCCAGAGATAGACGAGCGGTTTGAGCCGCCGATAACTTCGATGTTGCCAGTGTCAACCCGTAACTGCGGCCCAGCCGATGTACCATTACTGCTGTTGATGATGCTGCCGTATCCGCCCGAACCGCCACCGCCCCATGTTGTAGACCCGCGTCTTGCGACGGCGATCATGGATACGGGGTCGTTCTGTGCAACTGGATGTGCAATGTTCAACTTGCCGTTAGTTCCGTCGAACGCCAGCATCCTCTTGCTGTTCTGTGTATTCGCACTAACAGTCGGCCTGCTCGCCACCGTCGCCTGCGTGGCGTGCCTGTTGTTCCCAGACTTGTCGCGCCAATACCCCACCGGATCGCTGGTCGCCGTTGCCTGTGCGTGGACGCCCGCGATCCCCCATTTCGCAGCGAGGTAGGCTTCGACGCGGGTCAACTCTGCGCGTGTCAGGGCGCGGTTGAAATAGATTACTTCTGCAATCGGGCCGTTCCAGAAGAAGTTTGCACCAATGTTGCTTCCGACATGAAGCGTTGGCGTGCCGGTTCCTGTGGTGGACGGGATTGTGCCAGTGACCGTCGTCGTCGCAGCCGCCCCAAACCCGTACTGCGTGATGGAGGACGATGAGAACAAGTCCGCGTAAACGCCGGCCGGAAGCGCGCTTGCGATTGAGAACGTGGTGGAACTTACGAAGTTAGTTCCGCTTGTGGAGTCAACAGCCGAGCGCCAAGACCCGTTCATGTTGATGAACATATCGCTGCCGCCGCTAAACACTCGGACAGCGACGCCCAGCGCGTTTGCGTTTTGGCACACTGCAATCCGCGTCATCCCAGACAGGCCGTTTGTCGCCGTGTACGGAGACGCGGATGCCATGTTCGTCGAAGTGCCGTTGAACACCACCGCTTGCCTGCTATTGAATCCAGTGCTTGACAGAGTAGGCCGCGCGGAGCCAGACGCCTGAAGGACTGCGCCTGATGCGCTCTTGTCTGTCCACTGGCTGACTAGCCCGCCGCTTGCCGTAATGGTCGCATTGTCGGCCCCGTCCAGCCACAGCACGCACCCACTGATCTCCGTAGGTGCCGACACCGCCGTCACCGGCCCAGCGTCGGTGGTGTAGAGCGACTGCGTGTCAGCCGCGTCCAGCCAGAGGGCGAGGCCGGAGATGGATCGCGGCGTGAAGGCGCTGCCGGGACGAAGGGTGCGGGGGTTCATGCCCATGCGATCAGTTCCTTCCCTCGTCCACGCCGTTGGCCGCCGCCACCTTTGGCTGGAGCGCGTAGAGCAGCCGCGTCTGTTCGTGGACGGCTTCGGCTATGTCCCGCTGGGTCAGCGACATCTCGCGGAGAAACGCTTGATGCGCCTCCACCATCGGCAGCACGATGTCCACGCGCACGAACCACAGCACGAGGCTCGCCAGGACGAGGCCGAACCCGTACCGCTCCAGCATTCGCAGGGCTGTCTCGTACACTTCCACGCTGCTCACGCCTCACCTCTTGCTGCGCACTGCCACCCGGCCAGTTTCACGCGATTGGCCGATCTCGATAGCCACCACTCCAGGACATGCTGCACGATGGCGGAGATCGCCGCCGACAGGATCAGCGTCCAGAAGAATCCGTAGGTCTGCTCGCTGCCACGCAGCGCCTCGTAGGTGGCGGTCACCCTCTTGGTGGTCGCGTCCAGGATCTTCTCCTCCTCGACCGACCCTCTCCCCGCCGCCATCAGCGGCTCAATCGGCCACTCCGTCACGGCGATCAGCACCAGATCGTTGAGCCGTTCCTTCCCAACCAGCCGGGCTCTGACTGGCAGGCGGCGACGGACGTACGCGCACAGTTCGTCGGCTTGCATGGTCACTTCCTGCACGTTCCGTTCACGCACTGCTGGGGCTTCGGCCGGTTCTTCGCACACACGCAGGTCGCCGGGCATTCACACCACACCCGCGTTATCCCGTCTCCTGTCGGCACCATCCCCGTTCCACCGCACTTGCCGCAGCACTTCACCGGCTGCGGACTGGGCGGCGGAGGCAGCACGTCGGGGGCAAACGCGAGCCATACGGCGACAGAAACGGTGGAAATCTTCATCCGAGAATCTCCCGTGCGCCCCAGTCTTTGAGCGTCCGCTTAGGAAAGCCCACCACGTTCGAAACCGCATACGTTCCCCCTTGTGCGATCATCCGCTGGGCCGTCTGCTGGTCGATCCAGAACGACCCCTCCGGCTGGTCATGCACCTTCGGGCCGGTGTGGGCGTTCCCGCCCCACGAGTTCTGCACGCAGAAGCGGCAGTCATTGGGGCGGGTGTCGTCGGCCGCGTGCCACTGCATCGCGTGGTGCCATGTACCGGACGGGCGGATCATGCCCTCCGAGTTCCGCTTCATCCCGGCGAACCCAACGTCCGAGCAGCACACCAGCCCGTACCCGTTGGCGATGGCGTCCCGTGCCTGCTGCCACGTCGTCACCAGACTGATCGTCCCGATCTGGTGCTTCTTCGCTTCGCTGGTCACCTCAGACGGCACGCCACGCGAGCCCCACCGCATGCCCACCGATGCGTTGTATTCCGTCAGGTCAATCCTGAGCGAGTCGTACTTCTTGCGGAGCATCAGCCCGCCGGTCTTGTGCGCCCACTCCACGATGCGCGAGCAGGTCGCCCCCTGCCCGCCGTGACCACGAGCGCCGTACAGCGGCTCCGTCGCCGTCCGGTCAATCCAGTCCTCTGTCGAGTGCAGGTCAGGGTCGTTGGCCCGAGCCACGTCCGCCCCGCCACGCACGGCATGGCTGACGCAATCGCCCGTCGTTTGCGTCTCGTCGTATGGCTTGCGTCCGGTCGTTGTCTCCCAGTGGACGACCGCCTTGTAGGCCAGCGACAGTTTGCCAGCCCCGCTATCAGCCAGCGTGCCGCCGAACAACGGCATTGGCAACGACCGCAGCAGGCGGGCGGTGGCGTCGGGGTCGCAGTACGAGCCCATGAGCCCGTCGTTGTACGCCCGAACGATGTCCTCTGGTGAGGCGAAGAACTCCGTCATGCCTCACCTATTTGATCGCTGCAAACGCCCGAGACGCGGACTGCCTCAGTTCCGGCGTGAGCGGCAAGTCTTTGTCGCCCACAGCCAGTAGCAGGTACTCGTCGAGCCGCTGGCCCAAGCCGGTGTACCGCCCCACCATCCCCGTGTTCTCAAAGGCCAGCGACAGGGCGTTCCTGTACCGTGCCCGCAGGTCGAACAGCGTCTTGCAGACCGGAGGCTTGGCCGATCCGTCCCGCACCACGATGTCCGCCATCGCCGCATGGAACTCACGCAGGATCGCGGCGTCGGCCGCACTGACGCCAGCCAGGACGCCAGCGGGCTGCGGAACGACCGGAGCCACGACGGGCTTGCGGGGCAGGACGGTAGCCGTCATGGCCCCAATGCCAATCAGTAGGCCCGCCCAGATTGCGACCGTCCGTGCCATGCCCTACCGTGCTTTCTTGGGGAGTTCCTTCTCCGCCACCAGGGCGGCGATCAGCGACCGTGCCGCTGCCGCCACCGCACCATCCCCCGCTTCCTCCGCCTGCCCCGCCAGGACGAACAGACGATTCACCCACCCGGCCCGGTCAGCCGGTGAGACTCCCGGCGACCGGGCCGCAGTCAGGTACGGCAGGGCAGACGCCCCCGCTGCCACCGCAAAGGCGACAGCGGCGAGCAGGTACATCGCCATCAGTCCACCTCCGCCTGCGATACAGCCGTGACCAGGGCCACGATGTACCGGAACAACTCCTCCCCCTGTGGACTCAGGAGGCACGCCTCCACCCGCTCACAAAGATCGTCGTCGATGGGCGTGGCCGTCTTGGTAGCGACAAACCGCATGAGTTTGAGCGCCCCTTCTGCCCGTTCTTTCGCCGTGTCGGCGGCGGAAATCTCGGACAGCAGCGACAAGGCTGGTGCCCACTCCACCAGCATCTTGACCTTCTCGGCTACGGTTGCCATGCGGCTTCTCCTTCTGGCGGGCCACCCACTTCACCAGAAGATTTATGTCCCGCTCGGGCTTACACAGGGACAGGAGTTTTCGCCGCACGATCTCGGGATCGAGGCTCAAATCCCGGCACGTCTGGTCAAACGTGAACTCCCCTCCGGTGCCGTCAAAGGCCCACCTGTAGGCGGCTACCTGACGGCGCAGGATCTCCCACTCCTTTCTGCTGGATGGGAGCATCTGCCTGTAGCCCAGACGCCTGTGGCGACGGCACAACTCCCGAACGTGGTAATGGGTCCGAACGAGAACTTCTGCACAAAACCTCCTCCAGCCAGTCTCGCACTCCTCAACGATGTTCTCGTCGTCGTATTCCGTTACGGCGACGGCGATCATTATTTTGTCGGTGCCTCACAATAGCCGCTGCGGAGAGTCCCTTCGTTGAGGTGCGGCCAGACCTCAAGCGAGTGGATTGCAGCCATGACATTCCAGGCTGCGTGGCCCAAGTGATCCTCGTCCCGGTTGCCGGAGAGGAACATGTAGATGTGACGCAGGGCATGGTTCAGCATGTCGTTGGCAGGCATGCCGGCTTCCCAGTTATAGGGTCCATACTTGGCTGCTCCCTCTGCACACGCCGCCGCCACCGCCGCCAAGCCGATGGGAGTGATGAGGTCGTACCTCGTCGCCTCCGCATCGCTCGACCGAACGGCACCGCTGTCGTACTTGACCGACTTGTCCTCAGTTACCTTTATCACTTCACCAACTCCTTGTAGCGCGACTCAAACAACTCCTTCGCCTGCGTCCAGCAATACGGATTCACCGGCCCACACGCAGGCTCCACGTCGATCCCCCAGTCATGCGAGCAGGAGATCAAGTCTCGTTTCTCCGCCATCAACGCCCGCAGGTCGGCCTGCTTCACGTCGGGTGGCATCGGCCACGACAGCCGGAACACTCGGGCGATGGTGCGCTGCACCCGCTCCTCCAGTTCCCGGTAGCCGGGCAGTAGGTTCTTCAGCGGCGTGGCTACGTCCCCCAAGTACGCCTCGCTGGCATCATGCAGCAGACCCCACAGGGCGTTCTCGGGCTGCGTGATGCGGCTCACCATGACGCTGTGCTGGGCCACCGAATACGGGCACTTGGAGTGGCCCGTGAAACGGTTGATGAGGGACAGGGCATGTGAGATGTCGGGCAGTCGAACGTCCTCCTCACTGAAGTGGGCGAGGTCGATCAGCCTGCCGGTGTATGTCTGCATCGTCGTGGCGTTCATGGTCAGCACTCCTTGCACACCAATGGGTCTATCGGACGCAACGCCGACTGCGGGACGAAATACGCTTCCCCGTATCCGCCGTAGTTGGCCTTGAACTTCGGCTGCTTCGCCTCCGCAGCGGGCATCCAGCCATGAATGGTGAACTCGTGCGGGCCACCCGTGACCAGCACGAACACGTCACTGTCCCTGTCGCCGGATCGGACGATGAGGTCATAGGAATGCTTGGATCGCGTGCGGATCTGGATGTTGTCACCGACATCACCGCCCGACTTGAAGGTGTTGACACTGCCGTTCCAGTAGCGGTTGGTCGCCTTCGCGAACGCACACTCACCGAGTGCGCCGAGAATGTGGACGTGCCACTCGTTTTCGTTTGTTGGCCGGGCGTTTTGCAGCCCCTTTCGCAGAGCCTCCACGTTTCGGCTTACGCCCACGAGCGCCGCTCGGCTGACTTCGAACCACTCCAGCGTTACCTGCATCGTTCTTTCCCTCCTTGAGAGTGACCCAGCCGTCCTTGTCCGGAATCGGGCTGTGGACTTCCTCCTCCTCGCCGTCGTCTCCGTCCCAGTCGATGACTCGTGCGTTCATCACATCGCTCCCTGTGCCTGCTGCACGAACCGCTTGATCTGCTCCAGCGGGAACGTCACCAGCCACTCCTTCTCGTTCTGCCGGTGCAGCACCACCGGGCAGAGTTCCCCGCACTGCTCACGGGACTTGTCCATGACGGCGTGCAGGTTCAGCCCACGCTCGACCCGCTTCACCTCCAGCCACAGGTGCGGCGTGCCAGGAGAGATGAGGTCGCTGGCCGACTCCGTGCCGCTGTGCTGCTGCGACCGACGCGAGTGGGCCTGCGGCAGCAGCCGGTTCCACTCGGCCGCAGCCTCCAGTTCGCCACGCTTGCCCTTCTGCCTGCTGTTGATCGCCATGTGCTTCAACTCCTGCGGGATTCCGTTCTTCCTGCGAAACACGAACACACGCA